GACGACCGTCTGAACCACCGAACCGTACCCCGTCCACTGCGATGGGTACACGCAAGGGAAAAATGTCCCAAGGATTGATGGAGATGGCGCCATTTTCGTCAACGCCGATGCCCTGGCCCACGCGCACAATGCCCGGCCTGTCCGTCGTGGCCGGGGGGATATGGTGCGGGTTTTCGGCCGCCTCGTGGGCCGTGAGGGCCGCTGCCGTGGCGGCCTGCGCCTGTTCCTGGGCTGAAGCCCACGTTTCCAGCTCAGCGGCGCGCGCCTGCACGCCGGCCAGGGCCGCCCGTTGCGCGGCGGACGTTTCGCGCTGCGCGGCCAGGTCGGCGGCTGTTTGCGCCGCGCTGCCGTCCACGAGCGCCAGGGCCTCGCGCAGGCGCAGCACGTCCTCTTCCAGAAGGTTATCGGCGTGCGGCAGGGGCAGATTGAGATGCGGGGTTTTTTCATCGGGCATGATACATCCTCCTTTTCTTGCAGAGCGATGGATTTTGTCCGCCTGGCAAAAGGCCGCGCTACACAACCGCCATGAGGCGGATATTGCGCACCTGGGGCCGGGCCGCGCTGGCGCCGGTCAGGCTGAGCCTGATTTTGATCTCGTTGACGTTGCTCAGCTCGCTTCTGAAGCGGTATTCCACCAGGCCGTCGCCCTGCTGCGTGGCGCCGTCCAAAACCAGAGCGTCCGGGCCCAGCCACTCCCCGCCGTCCATCTGGAGCATGGGGGTCACGGTGGCGCCCGAGGGGATCAGGGCGTCGTAGACCAGCACGGCCCGGGTGGCCCCTGTGGCCGGGATGCTCCGGCTGTAGTAGTCCGCGTTTTGCGCCACAGCGCCGCCGACAAGCTGGGTGCCCGGCCAGAGCACGGGGCCGGCCGTCTCTTCCCCGGCCAGGCGCGCCGTGACCCTGACCGCGCCGCTGATGGCCGCGCCCAGGCGCAGGGGCTGCCCGGCGGCCACGGTCAGCGATTCGCCGTCCGGCAGGGTCAGCTCGTATTCCACGCGGGTCCGGGCCGTGGGCGTTTCGGCCAGGGCCAGGAGCATGAGATCCGTGGCTCCGCTCAGCGTGGCCGCGCCCAAATCCGCCGTGACGGATACGGGGTTGTAGACCGCTTCCAGCAGGCGGAAGGTGAGGTCTTTTTCCTGATGGACCGTCCAGGTGGAGCCGTTGGAGGACGAGAGCAGCGCGCCCACCTGATAGGGCTGGGACGTGACCCAGGTTTGGGCCTGTGCATCGAACCGGGAGAGCTCGGCCACGCCCAGGGCCGTCTCGGCGTCGTCGCAGAGCACCACCACGGCATATTCCATATTGGCGGACAGGGAGAGCGGCGCGTCCAGCAGCACGCGGGTGGGGTTGCCGTCGAGCGCCACGGCGGCGCGGGGGATGCGGGCTTCGGCCAATATGGCGCGGGTGGGCACGCCGTTCTGGACCTCGCGGATTTGCAGGCGGGCGTCGCCGCCGCAGGCCGTGAACCAGAGGTCGCAGCCGCCGAGCTGCACGTTGCGATCCGGCACAAAGGTCTGGGCCAGGGGATCGACCCAGACCGTGGTGATGGTGTTGACCTGCCGCAGGGTGGTGACCGTGAGCTCGCCCTGGCCCACAAAGACCGCTGAGGCCCGGCTGCCGCCCTTGCCCCTGAACGTGACCGTCTTGGCTCCGGCTGACACTTTGGCCGGGATTCGGAACGTGCCGGAGAGCCTGCCCTCGGCGTCCGCCGTGCCGCTGACGGAAAGGGGAATGCCGTCGAAACTGGCGGAATCCAACTGCTCCCCGGCTCCGAAGCCTTCTATGGCATAGGCCACGTCGATCTGGCGCAGATATTCCAGGGCCGTGGTGTTGCTGCCCATATTCTGCGTGCCGGAACTGGTGGACACCCCCCCTCGCCCGCTGGACGTCCACCGCTCAAAGCGCCGGGTCACGGGGCTGGTCCACCTGGTCTCCGTCTCGGTCCAGCGGTCCAGGGCCGGGCTCAGGGTCACTGTGGCCGGGAGCGGGTCAAAAGCCTGATAGGGATTCACGCGCATGGAGCCGGTGCGCAGGGGCTGGGAGAGCAGCACCCGGGGCGTCCAGGGCATGGTGAGGGGCGCGGCCCTGTCCGCAGCCATGTCCGTGGACAGGGCCGTGGCCGTGGCCGCCACCGGCAGGGTCAGCACGCCGCCGCCGTCCTGCGGGATGATGGCGGCGGTCTGCTCCAGGCCCTGATCGCGCATGTCGTCATTCAACAGCGGGTCCACGAACAGGCCCGCGCGCGCCCCGGACTCGCGGGTGAAGACATCCGCCTCCAGACGCTGGCGCGAAACTTCCCGCAGGATGTACTCAATGCGGCGGTTGATGGCTTCCGTCTCGCTGAACGGCACCACGCGCACCCCGTCATTCAGCACACGCCTGCCCCCGCTCTCGGATATATCCCGCCAGGTCTGCGCCACGGTAGCCAGAGGCAGCAGGGACGGCGGCACTTCCGGGGCGCGGGCGTTCACCTCCGAAGCCACGCCCTGAATCCACTGGAATTGGCCCTCGGCCGTGAGCGCCAGCCGATCCAGCCGGGGCAGGGCCTGCTCGTAGCTGATCAAAATGTTGGAGCCGGGCACCGCGCCCTCCACGCTGAAGCCGTCCGCGTCCGGGGCCAGAGCTTCGGCGCTGACCACGCAATCATAGGTGGCGCTGTAGGTGCTGCCCGTGGCCGGTTCGGCTCCGGACGGCAACCAGTCGATCTTGTCTCCGTTCTTTTTGTAGTCCGCGCCCTGGGCATAGACCGTCTCGCCCTGGCGGCACTCCACAAGGCTGACCACGGCCGTGTCGGGCAGCGCGTCGGCACAGCCGGAATAGGAGCCGTGGGTCAGGCTCACGGTTTTGCGGGTGGTGATGCGCAGCCCGGTCACCCGCCACAACGGCGGATGAGCCAGGGTAAGGCGCTGGCCGCCCTCAGTCATGCTGGCGCTGTCGGCAATATGCACTTCAGTGTCAATGACGCGCAAATCGGGCGTTGCCGGGTAGGTCAGGCGGCGGCTGGTGGGCAGATCCACGCCGTAGCCGTTGACGCGGGCGCGACCTTCGGCCACGGTGAAAACCTGATGGCCGTCCGCATCCCCGGCGTCCCGCACCGTGAGGCCGCTGACCACATAGGAGCCGCCGCCGGTGCTGTCCCTGTCATAGCGGGCAATGCCCCGGGTGAAGCTGTCCAGGGTGGGCGGGGCTTCTTTTGCCCGCAGCTCGCCGTCGTCCACGGCATAGACCGGGTAGAACTCCCCGTCCCCGTTGTCGCCGTCCCAGCCCCAGGCCGCGTCCACGCGCAAGCGCCACGCGCCCGGCTCGCCCTCGCCCCGGCTGCCGATGGCCGGATTGTACAGCGCCGGGTCGTTCAGCTCGGAGATCACGCTTTCATGCAGGCGCACGCCCACAGCCACGCTGCCCTGGGTGGGCACGACAAACTCGGCCACGGCCACGTTGCGCACCGCGCCCCGCAGGTAGATGGAACCCGCGCCGGCCCGCACCTTGCCCGTGCTCTTGTCCACAATGATGCTGGCGTCGCTGATGATGTCCCCGTCCTTGAACAGGGCGTCGGCCACGCCCCTCAGCCGGGCCAGGGACGCGGACTGCGCCTCGTTCAGCTCCGCGCCCTGCAAGGTGTAGCCGTCGCGAAACAAAAGCTTTTCGTAATTTTTGGATGCGTCAAAATTGTCGTAGTAGTTGTCGGGCATAGTGGACATGCTCACCTCGCTTGTTTGGGCAGAGGCACGGGGGAGGAACCCCCACCCCTGAAACACGTAAAAAAGATTTTTGGAACGGCGTAAGTTTGTTCGCTGGCAAGGAAGGCGAGTTTTTTGCGAAGGGAGTGGACTTTTGCGGTCCATGACCGGAGCAAAAAACGAAGCCTGACGCAGCCAGCGGGCAAAATCACGCCGTTACACGGGCAGGACAAATTCCACAGTCTGCCGCACACTGGGGCTGCGGTTGATGGGCGGCAAAATGATCTGCGCGGCCAGCAGCAGGCCCGGATTTGTGATTTCCGCCGGAAGGAAATAGCGTTGCCCTTCAGGCAGGCCGTCCGCAAACTCGCTATCCATAAACAGGCCCATCTCGCGGATCACCACATTGGAGGCGTCCGCGTAGTTGTAATGAACCTGAACGTAAAGAAAGGGCGTGGGCTGCCCGTCGGTGGCCAGCCGGTAGCGCGCCTCCTGCACCGCGCCTTCGGCCCCGGCCGATACCGGGATGATGATGCCGCCCGCCTCGTCCGGGGTCACAAAGCCGATGCTGGACGGCGTGCGGCGGCCCACCTCGTTGACCAGACGCGTGGACTCCACCAGGGACGGCAAAACCGCGTCGGGCGCATCCCAGGCCGGATCGCCCGTGCCCCAGGCCAGATGCAGGGGCCGCAGGGAAATGGCCTTGGCGATAGCTGCTCTGCCGCTATGAGTGAGTGTTGCGAGAGCCATAGCTAATCCCCCAATGCGCGGTTGATGTTGCTTCTGCTGTCGCCATCCGTAGGCCGCTGCGCGGCAACGGCTGCCGCGGCGGCTCTGCCAATATGGGTCAATGTTGCGAGTGCCATAGGTAACTCCTTTTCTTTACTGGACCGACAAAAGCGTTTCCGCGCGCCAGGTGCGGCCCGGCTCCACCCATGCGCCCAGCCACTGCGGGGCGCGGTATGCGGCGACCCCGGCGGGCGGCGCAAGGGCCGGGTCCAGAGACTGCGCCAGGAGTGGGAGCCAGGAATGCCCGGCCTCGCGCGGAGCCGGGGCCTGGCGGGCGTCCATGCGCAGCGCCGCCGTATCCTGCCGGGCCTGGGAGGCGCGCGCGGGATTCGGGACAGGACAGGTCACGGAGAGCCGGGCCGCTCCGGCCAGAGGCGGCCGGGGCGCGGGCGACACGGCGGGCGTCTGCCAGCCGCTGGCGTGGATGAACATCTCATGCAGGCGCAACACACGCCGTTGCGTATCATGCCCGGACAGCGCGAACGCCCCGAGACGCGGCGGATTGTCGATGACTGCCGCAAAGGTCGCGCCCAGGCGCGCGTTGTGATCGCTCACAACCTCGCCCCAGCCGGGCACGAGCTGCGCGCGGGAAATGGCGCGGCGCTCCATGCGCCATGGCGGCAGTTGGCGATCAAAGCCCGTGTAATCCAGCCAGCGCCGGGCGTCCCATTCCCCGCGCCAGCGGCGGCCCGTGGTGGCCCGCTCGGCCCAGAGAATGGAAAACAGACTGCCCAGGGCAAAGCCGTGGTTGCGCGGATACAGGGCCGAGAGCCGCGAGCGCCCCACCACAAAGCGATCCAGGTACGGAGCCAGAAAGCCGTACCATGTGGTCGCCCCGAAGCTGCCGCACACGTCGCCGGAGCTGTAGGGCGCGGATTGAGAGGCATGGCGCACCCCGAAGGACACGAGCACGCCCTCGCTGTCGGGATTGTCCGGGTCCACGGGCACGGGCGCGCCGGAATAAAAGGTCAGCCAGCCGTCGCCCAGGGCCGGACCCTGGGAAAGAATGATGGGCCGCCGGTCAAAGACGTCGGTGTAGATGCGCCACAAACGGCAGCGCGCCGGGGCCATCTCGTTGCAGATACGCACGATATGCCGCACTGTGGCGGTATCGGCAATCTGCGGCAGACCGAGCTGATATGTGGCCCACCACCGGCCTGTTCCGTCCTCTTCTATAATGATGCCGCTCGGCCCCGCGTCCTGCGGGGCACTCGCTGTCGCTTGCGAAAAGCGCGGTTTTCGCTGCGCTCCCGCTGTGCGGCCCGCCGCCGTCCCTGGCGGCGACGCCACCCCATAGCCGAACAGGGCCAGGGCGGCCTTGATGGATGCGGGCGTGCCCTTGATGCGATGCCAGGGGATGGCGTTGCGGACCATTGCCGCAAGCTGCTCGCGGGTGGTCGCGGTTTCGCGAAAATCCACATGGAATTGCCAGGCGAGTTGCTCCACCTCCTCCAGGGACAGGGGCTTGAGGCCGCCCCGCGCCCGGGCGAGTCTGGCCAGGGGCGGCAGCAGGGCGGCAGGCTCCCGACCGGCCAGGCGGGCGTAGATCAGCAGGTTGGGGATGGCCAGGGCCGTTGCGCGCAGCGTGGCATTCAGGCTGGTCGCCGCCGCGCGCAGGGCCGGATCTTCCGCGATGCTGCCTGGCAGCAGGGCCGGAAAATCGAGATCCTGCAATCGGCTACTCATCTTCCACTACCTCCCCCCGCCGCCTGCGCTCTGCTCTCGATGCCCGTAACTCGCTGCGCTCGAACGGGCACGGCTGCGCCGCGTTGCGGCGGCTGCCGCTTTCGCGTCAGAGGGACATTCACTCATCCTCCACTCCCAGAAAAGTGATGGTGACGGAGCTTTCGCGGGCCAGCTGGCGCGGCTCCAGCACGGCATATTCCGGGGCCTCCACTGTCACGCGCCGGGCGCCGGCCTGCTGCATGAGGCTGATCAGCCGGGTCGGGTTGATGTCCCGCCCCGGCGCGCCGCGCTGCCAAAGGCGGTAGCGTTCCACCGCGGCCTCCACCGCGGCCTTCTTGCTGCCGGCCAGGGCCGAATCGCCTCTGGCCAGGGACCAGCTCGCCCGGATCTCAAACGGCACCAGCTCCGGCGCGGCCACGGTCACCGTGTCGGTCAGGGGCCGCACGTCCTCGGCTGAGAGCGTGCGCCGCAGGGCCTCCAGCAGCTCTTCCGACGGCAGCTCCCCGCCCTGCATGACCGGCCGCACGTCCACCCTGCCCGGCTGCGGGCTCCAGACCGCCACCTCGGCAATGTCCTGATGCACCGCCCTGGCCAGAGCGCGGTAGGAGCCCACAGGGCCGGCGCAGGTGAATGCCTCCGGAGCTTCCTGGATGCGCTCGCGGTAGCGGGCATCATCCTCCACATCAGCGCCGGCCGCGGACGCCGTGACGTTGCTGGTGCTCTGCACATAGGGGAGAGGATCGATGAGCCTGTTGACCTGGCCGGGAAGCAGGCCGTTGAGCGCCGCGCCGTGTTCCCCGGCCGTGGCCGTGATGTCTCCGCACGTCGCGCCGCTGGGGATGATCAGGTCGGCGTCCGTGGCGAACACCCGCCGGGCGTCGGCCGTGGTCACCCGCGTGCCGGCGGGCACCACCACGGCGAACGCTTGCGGCTCGTCCAGGTCGAAGCGTTGCGTCAGCCTGGCGCGGGACTTGGTCAGCCGCGGCGTGCCCACCATTTTTCCGATTTCGTCCAGGTGGGCCTGCTCGGCAAAGGCCAGCAGATTCTGCCGCCCGGCCAGATTGATGGCGTTGTTCTGCAGGGCGATGAGGTAGGCCAGCGACTCCAGAAACAGACGCACCGGATCGCCGGGATAGAGCGTGGTCTGCGCAATATTTTCGTAGGTGGTCAGCACGTTGGCTTCCACCTTGGCCGGATCCAGATCCGCGAAAAAGATCCCGCTCATAGTTGCACTCCGTCGCGCAGCTCGTAGACGATGCGGGGATACAGGCGGCCTTCCATATTGCCCCGGGGATCCGGCTCCAGGCTGACGCGCAGCACCCGGACACGGGGTTCGCGGGCTTCAAGCGCATGGATCAGCTCGGCAACGCGGCGGGCGGCCTCGCAGGGCGTGGGCGCGTCGATGAAGCTGCCCATATGGGCGAAGCCGCGGTCCAGGGGCACGCTGTAGGCCAGAGTGCGCACGATGATGCGCATGTTCTGCTCAATGGCGGCCAGGCCCCGCGCGCCGATAACCAGGGGCCGGGGGGCATCGGAGATTTGCAGAGTGGGCATCACTTGTACTCCTTCAAGGACAACTTCAGGTTCACGCTGAAAATTTTATCCTTTACGCTATGCCGGACCACCTGGCTGACGGACTCCAGGACATACATGCCGAAATTCCAGCCGCCCAGAATCAGCTGATGGGCCTTGCCCTCCACGCACAGGGCCTCGATGCGGCCGGCCTCCCTGACGGGATCCACGCCCATGTCCGCCCGCAGGTGGATGGACAGGGAGACAGTGGCCAGCTCCGGCGCCAGGAACTCCAGACGCGGCAGATCGCCCAGCACCTGATGTTCCTCGAAACGCGCCTTGCGTTCCCGCGTCAGCGAGGCCGGGGTGACCGTGCGCCCGCCGAAGGCGCTCACCTCAAAGACGATGTCGCCCAGACTGCCGATGCGCATCTTTTCTCCATTGCGCCCACCCACGCGTCCTGCGTGGGTGGGGCTCTCGCCTGGCGCAAGCTCGGTTGCGCCTGCGCTCGCCCTGCGCCGCCGCAACGCGGCGTACATTCAGGCGAAAACCGCGTTTTTCGCCTGAATGCCACCTTTGACTTCCATAAAAAGTCAAAGGTAATCTGCTCTCGGTTCCCTGGCGGCGCTATCCTCCCACCGGCTCCTGCGTGGTGCCGTTGCCGGACTGGACGCCCTTGTGGATGTGCCCGCGCACGGACACGTTGCCGGCGGTCACGTCGGCGTCCGGCACGTCCAGGCCGCCGTGCAGGATGCGGTAGCTCCCCAGCAAATCGCCGGAGCCGGCGTTGCCGTCCTTGTCCGTGACCCGCAGCAGCCCGGCCAGGGTGATCGTGGGAGCCCGCAGCGTGATGCTGGTGGCGGATTCGGCCAGGATGTCCTTTTCCGCCCGGGCCGTAATCGTGCCCCTGGTTTTGATCTCGGCGTCGCCTTCCACTGAGGCGTAAAGTTTGTGGGCCGCCCGGTCGTAAAAAATCACTGTGCCGTCAACAAAGCGGCAATAGTCCATCTGGCGGGCCTGTTGCGGGTCCGGCGCCGAGGGCGAATAGCAGGCCCCCAGCACGACGCCGGCCTCCAGGCCCTGGCCGGAGAACAGCACGGCCACGGGCTCGTTGTCGTCCGGCAGTTTGATCTCCTGATCCTTCAGTACCCGGCGCTGGAGCGTGGGCAAGGGCGCGCTGACCATGCCCTGGCCGTCGTCCAGCCGCACCCTGGCGCTGCCGCCCTCCACGCCCACCACTCTGCCGAAGCGCAGGGAGGCCCCGCGGTTCGCTTCCAGAGCCGCCACCCGCCGTTCCAATGTCGCATAATCAAACATGGCCGCCCCCTCAGTACGTCAGAGCCTTGCGGATTTCGACGGCCGTGGTGTAGCCCTTGCCGCCGATCTTATGTTCCGCCTTTTCCACGAACCAGCGGCCGTCGAACCGGCCGAAGCCGGACAGATCCAGCACGACGCCCGCCACCACGGCCGGGTTGCCCATGAATTCCAGGCTTGCCTTTTCCCTGCCCTTGTTGGCCTCCCGCAGCCCGGACGTGCCCAGGCGCATGGCTTCGGCCACGGACTCCACCCGGGTGTTGAGTTGCAGGGTTTTCTTGTCGGACGGCCCTTCCGGCACAGTCACTTCCGCCGTATGCGTTGTGCCGGCGGCCGGGTCGGTATAGGCCACCTCGGCCTTGCTGTAATCGGTTTTGGAGGACGATTCCTTGAAGCTGTAGGATGTCGGGGAGTACAGGCCGCCCCTTTTGACGATGGTGATGCCGGCGGGCCGGGCGTCAGCCCCGGCGCCGTCGAACAGCACCAGGCGGCCGTCATGCACCTTGCAGTTCATGCCCCGCTCTTTGGCCAGGCGCTGCACGAAGCCCAGATCCGACTCCTCGCGCTGATCCTGGCGGACGAAGGCGTACTCCGGCCCGTCGTACATCAGGGTCAGCCCGTTCTCGGACGCGATCTGCCCGGCCAGGCCCTGCAGGGAAAAATTCTCCCATGCGCGGGTCTTGGCCGTGTCGCGCAGCCCTGAGGTCAGCGCCGAGGTCACGGCCTTCAGGGTGACTTTGTCCGGAGGCCCGGAGAATTCCAGTTCGTCCACCCTGAACGTGCCGCAGGGCAAGGTCAGGTGCCGGCCGGGTTCCTCCCAGTCCAGAGCCGTGATCCGGGCCGTGACGGCCTTGCCCTTGGACAGCCGCCAGGGGCCGTTCCACGTGCCCTCCCGGTCATGCAGGGTCAGCCGGATCTCGTCGGCCTTGCCCCCGGCATGATCGCTGAACCGGAACTCCAGCAGGGAGGGCTCAAGGGCGCTGGTGGCGTCGTGCCCGCCGATGCTCACGGACAGCTTCACCCGGCGGGTATTGATGCTGCTCTCGCTCAAGGAATTGGCTACGCCATCCATGGCGGCAGCTCCGGAGTTTCGGGTTCTGCAACCATGTCCGGCACGGCCAGCTCCACGCCGGCCGGAAAGATGACCACGTCCAGGTGCTCGGGATTGGCGGCCATGAGATGATGCGCCAGGCGTTCCCGGCCCCACAGGCGGAAGGCCACGCTGTCCCAGGCGTCGCCCTGGATAGTGCGGTAGGTCTTACTCATAGGCCAGGCGCTCCTGATCGTGGACGATCTCCGAAATCAGCTTTTCAAAGTCGCCCTTGTGGGCGCGGAGGGCTTCCAGCAGACGCCTGGCGAAGCCGGCGTCGGTGATGCCGGAAAGTGTGACGGGGATGTTCACCGTCAGCCCGCCGCCCGGGCCCGTCATGCCGGAGGCCTCCGGCATGACGGGCAGCCTGCCGTCGCCCGGACCGGACAGACTGGCCAGCGTGGCCTGGTCGGGCATGGCCCCCCTGGGCGCTTCGGGCGCGGCGGGCAGCCTGCCCAAATCCGGCATGGCCGGGATGGCGGCCGTGTCGCCGCCAGCCACTGCGGCGGTGGCCGCATTGCCTTGGGCCGCCTTGGCTTCGGCCAGTTTGGCGTCCGCCTTTTCGTCGGCCTCATCCACGATGCCCAGCCATTCGCCCACGGCGCGCAGCTTGTCCATGGCCCAGGACATTTTGTCCCCGATGAAGCCGAACACCGCGTCGAACGCCGCCCGCACCGGCTCGCAGGTTTTGTACAGACTGACCATGGCCCCGATGAACGCGCCCACGGCCAGCACGATCCAGGTCAGGGGACAGGCCAGGAACGCGCTGTTGAGCAGCCACTGTCCGGCCGCCGCAGCCTTGCTGGCGATGGCCCCGCCCAGCAGCGCGGCTTTGTGCCCCACCCAGGCCATCCCGGCGCGCAACGTGACCATTCGACCGGCGTTGGAGGCCGCGGCCACGGCTCCTTCCGCCGCAGCCGTGGCCCGCAGGCCGGGAATAAGAAAACTCAGCGCGGCCCGGGCCATGTGGAAACTGCCGCTTACGCCGGACACCATGTAGGACGCGCCCATGCCCGCCACGCGCAGGGCCGTGAACCCGGCCACCGCGCCGACGGCCACGGTGGTCAGGGTTTCGTGCTCGCTGGCGAAGGTGCCGATGGCGCTGATGTATGGCGTCACGGTTTCCAGAATGGAGGAGACGGCCGGAAGCAGGGCCGTGCCCAGCTCAATGGCGGCCTTGCCCGCCGCGTTGGTGGCCAGCCGCAGGCGTGCCGAGGCCGTATCGGTGACGTTGTTGAACTCGTCCTGCTGCGAGCCCGCGTACTCGCCTTTGTCCGCAACGTCCTTCAGGGCCTTCTCGTACAGATCCAGGGAGCCCACCAGCTTGACGATCTTGGGCGCATGTTCCGTGCCGAACACGGCGGACAGGGCGGCCAGCGGATTCCTGGAGGCCTTGACCTGGCGCAGGAATTGCAGCATGGCGCCCTGGGCATCCTTCTGCATGGCCTCGGCCATGCCCTGGGCGCTGATGCCCAGCCCGGCCAGGGCTTCCTGCGCCTCCCTGGGCAGCTTGCCCGCGTTGCCCAGACGCACGAACATGGCGTTGGCCGCCGTGGCCGCGCTTTCCGTATCCACCTTGGTGGCCCGGAACACCGTGCCCAGGGCGGCCACTTCCTGGCCGGTCATCCTGAACGTGGCCGCCGTGCCGCCCACCCGGCTTACGAAGTTGACCAGTTCGCTCGCCTTGGCGTCGTAGCGGTTGGACAGGTGATTGATGGAATCGCCCAGCAGGCGCACCTCGTCCTGGGTGAGCTTGAAGTTGGTGCGCATGCCGGTCATGGCCGAACCGGCATCCTCGGCGCTCATGTCGAACGCCGTGGCCATGACCGCGGCGTCCTCGGTGAAGGCCAGCAGCTCGTTCTGGGCAATGCCCGCCTGGCCGGCCGCGGCCGCGATTTGGGTCAGGCCCTCGGCGGTCATGGGGATGCGCGTGCTCATGTCGAGCAGTTCATTGCCAAAGGACTTGAGCCCGGCCGCGTCGAAATTCGTGACCTTGCGCACGTCGGCCATGGCGGTCTCGAAGCCCATGGCCATTTTGATCGGCGCGGCCACGGCCATGGCAGGAACCGCGGCTTCCATCATGCCGCCGCGCAATTCCTTGCGCCGGGCCTCGGCCGCCTGGGCCTTGCTCAGCGCCTCCAGCCGGTAGCGGGTGCGTTCCAGCTGGGCCTGCGCCCGGGTGTGCGCGCGGCCGTAATCGGCCACGGCCACGCCGTAGCGGGCGGCCTCGGCCCGCGCTTTCTGGTAGGCGGCCAGTTGCGTGTTCAGGGTTTCGCGGATCAGCGGATCCTGGCCGCCGCTCGCGGCGTACAGACGCTGGGTGGCCGCGACGTCGGCCCGCAGGGCCTGCGCCCTGGCCAGGGCCTTGGTTTTCGCGGTCAAAGCCTCCACGCGCTGCGCGCTGGATTTGATTTTGTGCTCCACTGTGCTAAAAACATTGGCAACAGTAGGAGACAGCGTCGCGCCCACGGCAAAACCGACGCCGAACGTGCTATTCATGTCTCGCTCCGGAGTGACCGTTCATGCTTATGACCCTGACAGCCCACATCATCGCCTGCGGCCTCATCGGCCTGGTTGCCCTGTTCTACTGCGGCCCGCTGCTCGGCGCCGCCCTCGGGGTTGCGGCCGCGCTGGGATCCGCCCTGTGCCGGCTGGCCGCCCGGGCCGGTCTCATCCGCGCGCCCGGGCGACAGCCTCGTTGATCTCCGCTTGCAGGCGCAGGGCCTCTTCCGTCCACTCGCACAGCTCGTCCCAGGTCAGGGAGAGCAGCTCGCCCAGCCCCCAGCCGGTCAGTTTATTGAGCAGCAGCGCCTGACGCCGCAGTTCGCCTGCCGGGGGTGATGCCCCGAAAGGTCAGGTACTGCTGCTGCACCCGGGCGTAATCCTCGGAATCCAGCAGCCGCAGATCCTCCTCCGGCAGTCCGCACAGCACCGCGTACAGCTTCAGTTCCCCGGCCATGTCCAGGGCGTCCCGCACGGGATTGTCGATAATCTCTCCCATGCTGGGGCGGTGCATGGTCACTTCGGTCAGCTCGCGGTCGGCCAGCTGCACGGGGTAATCCAGTTTGATGGTGGCGGTTCTGGGCTTGCTCATGATGTTCTCCTTTACATGCCGAGATTGGCGCGGATGTCGGCCAGCATGTCCACGCCGTTGAGGTTGAAGACAAAATTCAGCTTGTCCACTTCCACCAGCTCCTGGCCGTTCATCCACATTTTGATGTAGTACAGCTCCAGCTCGGTCTCGGGTTCCATCTTTTTGCCGGGCTCGAATTTGCCGATGCCGGACTTCCTGGGCATGGCCCTGGTCACCACCTTGACCGGCTTGTTGACGAAGCTGCCGGAGCCCGCGTCCAGCTCCTGGATGGAACCGCGCACTTCCAGATGGTGCCCGGCCGTTTGCAGCAGAGCCGCGCCGTTGGGGGTGGGCACGTTCCATTTGATTTTCAGGGCCAGACTTTTGAAATGCCCGGCCACGGGCACGTCCAGCTCGCCGGCGATGCCCAGGCCGGCGAGGGATTCAGTCAGGTATTCAAAGTCGGGCATTTCCACCGTGCCGATGCCCAGCTGATCCACGCCGTCCCGGTAGACCTTGGCGTTGGTCAGCACGGACGGGATGGGGTTGGTGACGGGTAAAGCTTGGGACATATCACGCTCCTAGGCCGCCAGGCCGTAAAGGGTGGACAGATAGGCGGGATCGTACTCAAGGATGAACATCAGCTCGCGCGCGGCCTGCGGCGGGGTCAGATAGACGTGCCAGCGGACCTTGCCGCCCATCAGATCGCCGGAGGGGTTGTCGACTTCCTCAAAGGTCACCCGGCCGCCCAGCAGGAACTCCCGGCCGGTCAGGCCGTTGAGCCAGACGTTGAACGTGTCCTGCACGGTTTCGATCATGCGGCGGCGCAACGGATTGGACACATACTGCCAGCAGGTGAGCACCAGGGTGTTGCCCACCCAGGAGAACATGCGCCGGATGGGGATCGAGCTGTCCTTGACGTCCGTGACGCCGGGATAGGCCGTGGTCTGATCGCCCCAGGCCACCAGGCCGCCCACCATATTGAGCGCCGTGACGATGCCGTTGCCGTTCAAAAAGGCGGCTTCCGTGGGCGTGAGATGCAACTCGCGCCCGGCGTGCGCCAGGCCCTCGCACTGGAGGCGCTTGTTGGACGGGCTCCAGAACGGGATGCCCTCGTTTTCCGCGTCGCGACGCGCGACGACCCCGGCCAGGTGGCTGGAGCCGCGTTCCACGGCGCCGTTGTAGACGGGGCTGCCGAACATGCACAGCAGGTCGGCGTCCGTGAGGTTGTTGTCGTTGAGCCAGGCCGGGACTTCGGTGTATTTCCGCACCTCGTCGGGCACGTCGATGATGCCCGTGGCCCGGAAATGGCCGCAGATGTCCTTGCAGGCCGCGCCAATGGCCAGGGCCACGGCCGGGTCGCCGGAAAAGCCCGGCGCCAGAATCTGGCCGGGCGTCAGGCGGAAGCGCGGGAAAATCTCTTCCACCAGCGCCAGGCCGGAGCGTTGCAGGCTGTCCGCGTTCACACCGCCGATGATGTCGGCGGACGTGACCTGGCGGACGTCGGGCACTGTTCCCTCGTCTTCCCCCGCTGCGTCGGCGGCCGGCTTGGTATGCCGGGCGGGGTCGAAGACGTTGACGGCCACGATGGGAGCCGCCTTGTAGCGGCCGAAATACAATTCCGCCGCCTCGTACAGGGTAAAGTCGGACGCGGGCTCGTCCGCTCCGGGCGCGCCGAACTGCTGCACAAACTCGGGCAGGCTGTAGATGAGCTTCGGCTCGTTGACGGGCCGGGATACGCCTTCGGCCAGATTGTGGACCGGGGCCGTGCCCACGATGACCGGCAGCGCGGAATTCACCTCCACCGGGGTGACCAGGCCGGTGGCCTTTTCTTCGATGTAAACGCCGTGACGATATGACATGTTGAACTCCTAGAGAATTTTTTGATTGAAAATATCCATTTTCAATCACTTCGCTGCCATCATTTCGCGTCCAGAGCGCGGTCTGGACGCTCATTCGGCGCGGGCGCCAGCTAACGCTGTCGCCAGAGCGTTCAGCTCATTTCATGAGCAAAACGCTCTATTCATTCCCTTGCATGGTCCAGTGGGTCAGCGCATAGGCCTCGGCAAAGGGCGGGGCCTGCTCGTCCGGGCGGACCCAGGGCGTGAATTCTCCCCGCTCGTTTGCCGTCAGGATGTAACGGCCGTCCAGGGCCTGCCGCCGGCAGGACATGGCATGTCGGCGCACCAGGGCCAGCAGATTGTGCAGATCGTTTTCCGCGCCTTCCGCTTCCTCGTTCCAGACCACCAGGCGCAGGGCCAGCACCACCCTGGCAAAGCCGTCGTCCCCGTCGTGGCCGGACATGGCCTGAATCAGCACCAGGGGCGCGTCGTACTCGGCGTGCTCCCCGCCTTTCGGCGGCAGGGAGCCCACCAGGACGCGGGCCGGGCGCAACAGGACTTCGCCGGGGCGCGGCCGTTCCCGCCGGGAGCGTGTGGGCAGCGGCAGGTCAGCCAGCGCGGGCGCGAGACGATCCCGCAGGGCGGTCATGAGCAAAAAGCTGTTCATTTCAGCTTCTCCAGACGGTGCTGCACTTCATGCCGCAGGCGTTGCTCGAACATGGTCCGGGCCGCGCGCATCACGAACGCGGAAGTCGCGTCAAAGGCGGCGAAATATTGCACGCTGTAGCCGAACATCCGCTCCAGCGTGCGGCCCCGGCGCTGCATCAGGAACAGACGCCCGTTCAGCCTGGTCACGAACGCCTTGGACAGCCCGTTGCCGCCGTCCGGGTAGCGTACCGGCTCGCCCGGGCCGATCTGGTACCCGGCCCGCGGCCAGTGGATGCTGCGCATCCGTTTGCGGGCAGTCACCCGACGGGGCACCAGACGGAAACGGTCCAAGGCCAGCTGTCGGCTGGCCACGCGCTCCTCCACCCGGAGCGAGCCGGCGGTGCCGGTCAGCAGCGGCTTGGACAGGGCCTGCCGGATATCGCCGGACTTGAGGAAGCTGTGCTCCTTGATCTGCCGGGCGATGTTGGTGCCCATGTTGGCGCCGGTGCGCTTGAGCGCGGCCCGGATGGCCTTGTCCACTTCGCCCGCCATGCCGGCCAGGGGCCGCAGCACGCGATCGAAGTCCCGGGTGTCGATCTGGATCTCCATGCCTCTCTCCCTCACGCATAGGCCCGGCTGACCCGGAGGATCAGCATTCCCGCTTCCACGCGCACGGCGTTATCCTCCGGTTCCACCACCCAGGACTCGCCGCCGATATCCACCTGCTGCTCCGGCACGGGCCGCTCCCGCAGGCTGTCGGCCAGGTAGATGGTCCGGACGTGTTCCGCCACGCCCAGGCTGCCCGCGTCGCTGAAGCCGCCGCTCGCCCCGGTGGCGCGGGAGCCGTGGCCATCGTCGATGATCGCCGTCACCGGCTGGCCGTCGAAGTTGATCTCTTCCCCGAACTCATCGGGATTGAGGAACACCGAACTCACTTCGTCTCGGACGTCGTCTTGGAAGGACATGCGCGACTCCATCCTGTCAGTTCCAGTTCGGTTTCCAGGCGGACGATGCGCTCCGCATGATCCGCGCTGCTCTCCTCCAGGGCGTCCAGACGCTTGTGCGCCCGGAATACGGCCGCCTTGGAGGCGTAGATTTCCGCCAGCTTTTCGATGGCCTTGGCGAGCTGCTCATGTTGCGTCTTGTGCCCCTTCCACCATTCCCGGGCGCAGAACAGGCCGAACAGCATCAGCAGGGAATTGATCCCCAGCAGGATTTCCATTGTCATGGCCCGGCCTTCCTTCCCCGCGTTGTGCGGGCGTTCATGCGGCCGGAAGCGGGTTCCGTCCGCGCCCGCACTTCGCTATCAGCGCGGCACGCCGCGCGACTGCGTCGCCCAGGGCAGTGGTTCACGGCTCAGTCCCCGGGGTTGGGCGTTGATTTGTACAGCATACGGCTGGCGTCGTCCGAGCCCTTGGAGGAACCGAAATAGTAGGCGATGACCGTGTCCGCCTTGGCCGAGGCATAGCCCACCACCCCGCCGATGAGCGCGATCTGCGCCGCGTCCATGCCGGTCAGGCGCGAGTGGAACACCATCCAGATGCAGGCCACAAACCCGCCCAGGGCCACTGCGGCCAACAGGCGCGGGGTCCAGGAATCGCCGGTGGCGGATTCCCGCCGCCGCGCGCTCTGGCGGTCGGCCACGGCAATCCGGGCCAGATCCACGTCCAATTCTTTCATTTTGGCCGTGAAATCCATCTCGGCCCGCTTCACCGCCACCAGTTGCTCGGGCGTGGCCCGCAGAACGGCCTGCGCCACATCCTCTTCGCCGGCGCCGTCGCCCAGGCCCAGAGCCTTGCCGATGGCCGCCACGCCCAGTCCGGCCAGCGGCCCGCCCAGAGCTGTGGCCAGGGCCGGGGCCACCGTGCCGACAATGTCCTTCCACCCGGCCATCAGGCCGCCCCCTCTGCCGGTTGGCAGTGCGTGCGGCGCATCCAGCCGTCCACGAATTTGCGCCGGGCGGCGTTGGCGGCCGCAATGTTGATATAGTGCGCCCCTTGCAGGCAGTTGAGGGCATGTACCACGGCCTCGTCGCTGGCGCGCCGATCCAGCACCCTGGCCAGGGCGGCCAGGGTTTTCGGCCCCACCGCGCCGTCCACCACAAGATCGGCAAACAGGGCGGCGCCGCTGCGCTTGTCGAAGTTCATGGCGTTGCACAGGCGCTGGAGCAGCTTGCCCGCGCCGCCGCGCCCCAGGTTGACCGCCTGTTCAAACAGCTCGTCGGCCACGGACTGGCTGAAGGCGGCCAGGCCCATGCGCTCCCACCACTCCACGCGGTACCAGTTGCGGACCATGTCCGCGAGGCCCGGCAGCGCGGCCAGATGCCGGGAAAAGGCCAGCGCGCCCCGGCTGTAGCTGCTGTGGGATTTGGCCGCGTCGATCACGGCCCAGCCTTCCCAGGACGGGAAAAAATTCCTGGCGATGCCGGCATAGGTTTCGCCGCCGGCGTCGCCCGACACGTCGCACCAGCCGCCTTCAAAGTCTTTGAGCGGAGCGTAAGCGATGAGAAAATCAGCCATGGCTTTCATCTCCTTCGTTCCCCGCGTCCCCCTCGTTCCCGTTGTCCGGCTGCTCGTCCGGGGCCGCGCCGTTTTCCTCGCCCGCATTCTCGCTGAGACTGTCCGTGCCGGTCTCCTCTCCCGCAGGCGGCGTTTTCTCCCTGCCGTTGCGGGGCGTCTCAAGCAGTTCTGCCAGCCCGGAGTCTGCCAGGGAGCGGGCTTCGGCCGCGGGCAGAACCGCGCGTTCGCCGGGTTCGCGCCGCATTTTGCCGTCTTCCAGACTGCAACGGAGCAGCACTGTTATGGTCTTGGAGCGTGCCATGCTGCGCCTCCTAGAGAATATTGTTTTTGAAACGCTCGCTCCGGCGCTTCACGGCGAAAGTAAATTTCGCCTGCGCCTATCTCTGCTGTCGTCATCCGTAAGGCGGCACAGCCGCCAACGGCTGACGCTCGCGGCGGGCATGGCTTTGCCATGCCAGAGCGTTTTGCTAATTTCATGAGCAAAACGCTCTAAACGGCCTTGATTTTGACGGTCCAGCCGCAATGCCGGGTCATGGGCAGGGGACGGGATTCGGCGATAGTAAAGACGCCGGAGGGGTCTTCCTGCTCGAACTGCTTGGCGAAAATCTTGGCCGGGCCTTCGCACTTGACGTCCACAGGCTGGCCGAACTCAATGACCGACTCGGCGCTGCCGGCCAGCAGCAGGGCGTAGTCCGGCTCCAGGTAGTATTTGGTATTGCCCTCAAGGTCGTTATAGGTGGCGTTGTGCGTCCAGATGTTCAGTCCGTTCCACTGCCCCTTGAGCTTGGCCCCCACCCGGGGGGAGAGCTGCCCGATGTCGATGCGCCGGTTGTCCAGGCTGTCCTTGACGTCCGGATGCCGCCGGAACGCGGTCCAGGCGTTCTTGCCCAGGATGAGGTCTGTGGCCGAATGGCCGCTGGTGTCTTCCTGGATCAGCAGATTCCAGGTTTCCATCATACCTGCCAGGTCGGAAGCCGGGTTGCTCCAGAGCGCCTCGCCGGTCAGGGCCACCACATGGGAAGCGGGCCGCTTGAAGTCCACGGTGTAGTTTTTGACCACCTGGCCTTCGATCATGTCGTAAAGATCAATCCGGCCGTCCACCGCCGCCTGGGCGCACATGATTTCCACCATGCGGTCGATGTCGTCCCGATTGGCGTCCATGTCCTCGGCAATGGCCCGTTCCACGGGATTAACACGCGGATCATACGGGCTGAAGCCTTTCTGCGTTTTCAGCAGATCCGCCGCCCGGAACGCGCGCTTGGGCCGGAAGCGGGGAGCCTTGACGTAATCCACGCTCAGAACCTCGCCCTTGCGCATGGTGCCGGCCGCGTAATTGGTGATGGCCGGCAGAATGGAGGCCCCGCGCAGCGAGGTTTGCAACTCCAGCACGTCCACCGGCTTGGGATCCAGGGGACGGAAAAAACGGGTGAACAGATCGTGTTTCACCGGCCGCAGATTGATCACCCCGGTGAGCACGCGCGGGGTGAAATAGCTCAAATCCATGCGTGACTCCTATGCGAAAATGCCCTTGGCGCGCAGAGCCGCCAGGGCGGTTTGCTCGTCGGCGGCCGAAACGCCGTCCGCGAAAATCAGCTCCTGGGCCACCACACTGGCGTGCACGTACACGTCCGCTGTGGCCCCGCCGCTGGCCGGGACCGTCACGTCCTCGACCAGGATGCCTTCGACCCCGGCGCTGGACGCCGTCCAGGGAGCAAGCTTGCCTTCGGCATCACGACCCAGCACGGTGCCGGCAAGATACACTTCCTCGCTGCCGGTGCTGGCCAGGATCATGCGGACCAGGATCGGGGGATGGTCTTTCAGAAAGGCCGGGCGCTGATACGATTCGATATGGTGCATAACCTGACTCCTACATGCTGCCGATGCGCTGGATCAGGGCGGCGGTTTCGTCCTGCGAAGCGCCGGAGCCGTCACTCACCGGAGCGGGCGTGGCCTGTTTGATGGCTTCCAGCATATCCGCTTTGGGATCGCCGGAGGGCTGCCGTGACGCTCCCGCGTCGCCCAGAACCCGGGCCGCCGCCCTGAGCTGCTCGGGCGTGACGCCTGTTTCCATGAGCGCCCGGACTTTGTCCGCCGTTTCCTTGCCGCAGACCGTTTCCATCAGGGCCAGAGCGGAGGCCGTGGCCTGCGCTGCCTGTTGCGCCTCGCTTTTGTCGCGCTCTTTCAGCGCGGCTTCCGCCGCTTCCCGCTGGATGGCGGCCAGCAGGTCGGGATGGCTCCGAGCCAGTTCGTCTTTGTCCATGTGCGTCTCCTTGAGAAGTTGTTTGATGACCTCGGCCCGGGATGGCACAATGGCCGTGATCAGGCCGAGGGCTTCCGCCTCGCCCGCCAGAAAATCCCGTCCGTCCGCCCAGGCGGCCCGGTTGTCCGGGGCCAGGCCCATGCGTTGCGCCACATCGCCGCAGAACATCTCGTAGATGGCGTCCACCCGTGCCTGCAGCACGCCCATGTCGCGCTCGGAAAGGGCCGCGTCCGGGTGGCCGACCGCCTTGTAGGAACCAGCGGTCACATAGGTGAAGGCAAGGCCCATTTCCTTGTTCCAGCCGGATTTATCCATGTGGCGCAGGATGACGCCGATGCTGCCCACTTCCGCCGAAGGCCCGGCGTAGACCGCGCCCGTGGCCGAGGCCAGCCAGTAGGCCGCCGACGCGCACAGGCCGTCCACCCAGGCCGCGCAGGGTTTCACGCGCCTCGCCGCGAAAATGGCGTCGGCCACCTCTTTGACGCCCCGGGCCTGACCGCCGGGACTGTGGATGGAAAAGAGGACGGCGCGAACGTCCGGAGCCGCCAGCGCGGCGTCCAGAGCCGCCGAGATATCTTTCAGCCCGGTAGAGAAAAAAGAGCGCCGCATGATCACGCCTTCCACCGGGATGACGGCCACACCGTTGACAAGCTCATAGGGCGGCTGGTCGTCCGGTTCGCTGTCCGGAAGGGAGCGGCTCTGCAGAGAATCCTCCCCGGCGGAGCACATGAAGGCCGCGAACGCCTCCGGTTGCATGGCCCAGAGATGTTCAAAATCAGTCATTGTCGGCCCCGGATACTGTGGTTTGAGCATCGTCCGTTTCCTCGTCGTTGCCGGAGTGCAGGCGAACGGAAACGGAGCTTTGCGCCACGGAAATGCCGAGTTCCTTGTACCGCTCCTGTTCCCGGGCCAGTTGTTCCGCAATTTCGTCGAAGTCCCCGCCGCGTTCGGCAATGGCCTCGGAGCGGGACATGAGGCCCGCTTCGATGGCCGCGATGTTGGCGGCGGTCTCCTTGGTGGGATCGATGTAGCCGCGCGCCGGGCCGATCCAACGCGTATTGCACCAGTACGGCAGGGCCGCATAAAAATCGGGAGCGCCCTCCGGCAGGGTCAGGTAGCCGCGCAGCCAGGCTTCCTCCTGCACCATCATCCAGAGGGGCTGGCAGTAATGGCGCACGAAAAAGGAGCGGTAAACCTCATAGACCCGCCAGGCTTCCAGCAGGGCCGCGCGGGCGCTGGAATAGGTGGTCTTGGAAAAATCCTTGGTCAGCACCTCGTAGGGAATCTCCAGAGAGGACGCCAGAATGCGCAGCACCAGCTCGCAGAAGTTGAGAAAGTTGCTGCCGGGCCGCTTGCTCTCCAGCACTTCCGGCTTTTCGCCCTTGTTGCCGTACATGATGCCGCCGGGCGGGATATCCTGGTAATATCGTTTCTCTTCTCCCTCCCCTTCGGCTTCCTCCTGCACATAGCCGGGCAGCGCCTGCGGCCCGTTTTCCAACCCGATAAACACCGGAAACGAGGCCGCCAGCACTTGGCCCATCAGCTCATAGTCAATGGAGTCATTGAGGTGGCGGAAGAACTTGACCGCCGGGGAAAGGCAACTCGCGCCCCGGAACTGTTCCTCGCTTTCCGGTCGAAAAACATGAAACAGGCTGCGCCTGTGCCCGATGCGTGCCGGAATGCGCCGGAACTCGCCGCTGGTGTACATGCTGTCGTCCAGCATGGTCACGGAGGGCGCGGGAGATGCGATCCAGTAGGCCACAGGCACGCCTGTGGCGCTGACTTCCACGCCGTCATGCAGCAGAGGTTCAAACTGTTTGTCCCACGGCGTGCGCAGTCGGGAGGGCCGAATGTCCTGAATGCGCAAGGCAAAGCGGCAGCCGGGGCGCTCGTCCATGACAGGCAGGTGGATCATCTCTCCGGCGCGGATCAGGGAGCGCAGACCGAGCATCTGCAAATCCTCAAAGCCAAGCTGCTCGCGGTAGTGGGCCTGCCCGCACCACTCCGCCCACAGCCATTCCATCTGATCCTGCACATCCTTGACCGCGCTCTGCTCCAGACCAAGGCGTTTGGCCGGGATCACGCTCTGCGGCGTGAGGCCGGTGCCGATGACGTTGGTGGCGATGGAGTTGACGCCGGACTTGGCAATACCGTCGTTGCCGTAGAGATCTTCCACCCGGGTCATGGTCAGATCGCGCTCAAAGGCCGCCTGATCGCGGCCGCGCACCCGGGGAGGCAGGTAGTTTTTCAGGGAGCCGCGAAAGGCCCCGGATTCGAGAGAGGCCGACGGAACCGGGTGGCCCTGGTGGATGGCGGTCTGGCTCATGACCGCGCCCTCCCCCGCTCCAGCGGCGCAAGCATACGCGGCGGGCACAGCCCGACCGCGTGCGCCGCCTGCGGTATCTGCTCACTACCGCTCGCGGCTGCCGTCGGCTTTACGGAAGAGGGCGTCATCGCCGCCCCCTTTTGTGGTGGGGGACGCGGGCCTGCACCAGGACAGGCCCGCGTCCGTGGTCAAGGGCTGCCAGCTCGCCGGCAAGGTAGGCGAGGTGCTCGCGGATGCGCGGCAAGTCCTGGCGGGTGAGGGAGCGGGAGCCGATGGTGTAGGACGCGCCGGACGCGCACGCTTTCAGGGCGCGCTTGTACAGCGTGATCTGCTCATCGAGCTCTGCACGGGTCCAGATGGAGGATGCCATGCCCACCGGGATAGCACCGCGCGGGGGCGGCTGTCGTGGACGTAGTGGACGTAGTGGACGAAAAATGCGTTTTCAGCAAAAAAAATCCCCGACCGGGAAAACCGTGCCGGGGATGGGGAATGCCTTGCCGCGCCGTCAGGCATGTTGGCGGCTGACATACTCCTTGGCCGCCGCAGCCAGCAGGCCGGAGCGGGTCATGCCTTCCTCTTTGGCCTTACGGTCGATAGAATTGACAAGAGACGGCAGCATGGAAACAGACACCTGGATGGGTTTCTCGTCCAACGCGCCCGCCTCCACGGCCTGATAGAAGGTGCCTTCCGGGATATCGATCTCCAACTCCCGGCAGCCGGCCTCGGCCTTACGCTGAACTTCCGCGGCCGAGGACGGCGCGGGAATATCCTCGCCCTCTTTCCCGCACGCCTTCAAATATCCCGTCAGACACTCGCGGGCATTGGACAACGCCTGGGACAAGGAGTCGCCGTCAGTAAAGCAGCCCGGCAAATCCGGGAAGTCGACGCAGTACGCGCCGGGTCTGTCCTTGGCCGGGAGAAACTGCGCAAAATAAATAGGCATATGCTCTCCCACGAATGGGGAAGAGAACCCTCTCCCCCGATTGAATATTATCGGAGCTTCAAGCCGCTTTGCTGTTCCATCCGCTTCAGCGTCTCAATGCAGAAGTCTTTTTTAGGATGGGCCACAGTAACCTTTCCTTTTTTCTCAGGATGGCAAAAATGATGGTGACTGCCTTCCACATTGACCAGATACCATCCGTCTTTTTTGAGCATCCTGATGATGGTGCGGCTGTCCATTGTTGTCTCCTGAGGAATATTCTATATAAAAAATGTATAGTGTCAAGATTTTTATATAGTTTTTATATAGTTTCTAGTGGCCTTTCTCTTCTCTTCCTGTGCTGCGGGCATGTATAAAGACCCGGACGTCCGACTCCAGCACTCTGATGCCCCGCGTGCTGCCGACCCGGACATGAGGCAGCTGGCCGGAGTTGATTAGGACATAAAAGTAACTGCGCCTGCACCCCAGCAAGGCGCAGACCTGCGCCCAGTTAAGCAATTTGTCGTTTTTCACCTTCACCTCCGGGTAAACGCCGCCAGGCGATCCGCGACAGAACCGGCGGGGCGGGGAACGGGTTTCGGCGGCAGAGCCTTGGGCGCTGGCCTGGCCGCGCCAGGCCGCTTTTTCTTGGCGACGGCCAGCATCCAATGCAGAGCCCACAGCAGGTATTCGCAGTCCCAGGCGTGGTTCGGCCGGCCGTGCGGGTTGTCCCACAGGTTTTTTTCCGGGTTCCACGCCTCGGCGCACATTTCCCGGGCGTAGGCCAGCAAGCCGTCGCCGGAATGCAGGTGGAAGGCCCCCGGATCGTCCGGCGCTATGGCCAGCTTGCTGGCCAGGACGCCCTTGAACATGGTCGTGTCCACCTTGTGCAGCAGGATGCCACCGGGGATTTTCACCCGCTCGCCTTTCGGGCCGGGGAAATACTCCTGCGGCGCGTAGGACACAGGCGTCGCCGGAGCGTGGACCCCCTGGGCCGGAAAGACGCGCCCGCGGTTGCGGGCCGCCCAGGCGTAGACCTGGGCCGTGCGCTGCGGATCGCCCATTGCGTCGATAATCACCGCGCGCACCTTGAACGGGCGGCCGAGGGCGTCCAGGTACTCGGAGCGCCAGAACAGCTCATCCAAGGCGTTGAGCGTTGGGGCCACGCCTTCCTGGATCAGCCAGGACTCGGCCTCTTCCCCGTAGCCGAGGGCGCGGATCACATAGCGGAAATAGCGCAACTGCGTATCCACGGCCGCCAGCACCGCCGCCACGCGCTCCTGCGCTTCGCCGCCAGGCTTGCGTGCCGGCAAGGGCCCGGGCACCGCCCCGCGCGGCCGGTCGTCGCACAGGGCCAAAATCATATCCTCGTCCCGCCGCTCGAATTCCGCTTCCCAGGGCTCGGCCTTGTAGTTGTTCTGCACGTCTTTGAGCAGTTCCAGAGTCGGGTTGAGCTGATATTCCAGCGCCTTGGCCGCAATCTCCGAGAGCGAAACAAAAGGCGAAATCCAGGCTGGAATGTGAAAGCCCACGCTGATGGGCCGGTATGTCTCCAAATGCTCATGCAGCTCCCGGCCGCTGGTCTCTTCGCGCCACAGGCCGTTGCGCACGGCCAGATCGCGGTCGGCGTCGGTCCAACCATGACGCTCGGCCCCGCAGTGCGGGCACTCGTACCCCCCCAGGGAATGGGATTTGAGCGACACCGGGTTCATATGGCCTTCCGGCCAGCGGATATGCTCAAAATCCATGAGCAGCTCGCAGCCGCAAAACGGGCAGACGACCCAGTAGCGGAAACGGGCCTCGGATTGCGCGAACGCCTTGTGGATCGGGCCGTCCACCACCGTGGGCGTGCTCAGTTTCCAGGTGATGGCCCGCTTACCCCAGGTGATCACGCGCTTTTCGGCCAGTGCCTCGGCCGAGGCTTCGCGCTTGCTGCCCTGGTATTTGTCCAGCTCGTCCAGCACCAGATAGCGGATGGGTTTGTTGCCCAGGCGGGCGGCCGATCCGGACCAGGCCATGTAGATGGTCAGATGCGCCAGCTTGATACGCAGGCTGCCGATGTCGTCCGATATGCCGGTGAGGTATTCCCGCAGCCGCGGGCTGGCCTGCAACATGGGAATGATCCGATCCTGGGCGTTCTCCCTGGCCGTGGTTTCATCAGGGTACACATAGAGCACCGGTCCGGGAGCGCGGTCGATGGTGTAGCCGATGCAGTTGTGCACCGCCTCGGTGCCCGCGCTCTGCGGACACTTCATGATCGAAACCGTCTGGACGGACGGATAGAAGGCCGCGTCCATGACTCCCGCGGCATAGGGGGTGACCATGTTGCGCCAGGGGCCGGGCCGGGACGAATTATGCACTACGCGATGCCGCTCGGACCACAGGCTGGCCGGGATGGGAGGACGATGGCGCAACACGGCCCGTTCACCTCTGCCGAATGCCCACGGCCAGAGGATGGGGCCGCGCTCCGCCGTCAGACGCGCCACCGCCGCCCGGGTTTCAGGGTGGATGCAGCCCGGAAGCCGGTCCACCCTGAAGCGGAGCTCAGTCGTCGTCGGTTTCGCCTTCGTTTTCCCCTTGCGGATCCGGGGCGTTTGCGCCGTCGGTTTCATCAGGGACACACTCCACCTTGCTTCAGCCGTTGCCGCATGAGCGGCTTACGGATGAAGACAGCAATTTGGTTACTCGTCTTCCCGTTCTTCCGCACCGCTGTCGCTGATCGTAACTTCCTCTGGCGTAACGGTCAGCGCAAAATCCATTGGCCGCGAATACTCGGTCAGGGCCGTATCCAGGTTTTTGTCAAACTCGGCTGCCAGCGCTTCCGCCTTGGTGACATCACCGCCCACCATACGGATATAATCCGCCACATACAGCCGGAACACGCTGCGCAGCCCCACGTCCAGGGCGCTGGCCCGGCTGGCCAGCTCCAGGGCCACATCCTCGCGCAGGATGTATTTGCCTGCCTTGACCTTGCGATCAAAGGCGATGGCCAGGCGCTGCTCGCGGGTCTTGGCCACTTTCTCTTCCAATTCCTGCCGGGCCAGGTCCGACATGGCGTCGGCCTCTTTTTCCGGGAGCGCATATGCCTGCAAGGTGCTGGCATACATATCCACATCGCGCTGGCGGAAACTGCCGTCCGCCTGACGGCGCAGGTAGCCGCGTTTCAAGTCCTTGTATATCTGGGACTGGCTGGCCTTGCGGCCCTGCTCCACCAAATAGGCCAGCACGTCCTTCACGCTGCCGAAATTGCCGCCGTTCTGCTTGCTCATAGCGTCCCTCAACATTTGAGTGGCGCGATCCAGGGCGGCCAGATTGGCAGAGGACGGATCATCCTTGACCCGCCGCTTGGCGTCTTCCTTGGCTTTCAGCAGCAGGGGCACGTCCGTGCCGCTGCTGCGCTCAAGCAATGACTCCAGGTTTTGTTCCACATCCGCCATGTTCCGTTCCTTTTCGCCCAGCTCGCGCCGTTATCGGGCTCTTGACCGAACCCGTTGCGGGAGGCTAGGCTTAACAATGTAGGGACGTTAGGCCTAGCCTGATGCCTTCACAGGGGCGGTACTCGCAATACCGCCCTGCTTTTTTATTCCAAAGAGTTAGCGCAGGGCACAATCTCGGTATTTTGAAACATTGCTTTTTTGCGGCTCAAAGTAGCGCCGCAATTCCGTAGCAAGACTCTTGCTTCCCGGTACGGGACCGCGTTCATTGGCTTCCCACCATTCATAGAAGGCGGCATAAACGCGCATGAAAGGCAGGTTTTGACCTGGAATGCGCGTCATGCACTGGGCAATGAAGCGTTGAATACGCTCTCTTTTGGGATCACGTTTGGTTTTTCCCGTCATGGTGCACAGACGGACAAAATATTCTTCCATTTCATGGACACCCCAACCTTCCTCCTTGGCCATGCTCGTGGCCTGCTCCAGCAGTCGGATACGTTGTGAAGACTCCAGTTGGAGCACCGCAGGGGAAAAGAGCCTGTCGTCCCCGAAAGTTTCTTCTTCCGGCCCGGTGGGGTTCTCTTGGGTCGTGTGGGGTGTTTCGTACCGCCCGGTCTTGCGCAGGGCGGGCAGAACCTCTCCGGCCAGCCATTTCTGGAAGGGCAGCGCGCCGGGCTTGTCGCTGCGGTTCAGGAAGAAGTACATGCCTTGCTCGGAGAGAGTGAGCATTTCCTGTGTGCCTCCCCGAGGGGTAACAACGGATGTGACCCCTCGCCATTCGTCAGGGACATGGGCAATACGGGCGGCCCCATTCCATTCATAGCCAAGGGCCAAGGCCACGTCCTTGGCCACGAACCAAGGATTGCCGTTTTCATCGTTGATGACGCGCACCAGATTGTCGCCAAAGGCGAAGGGCATCAGAGCATTAGACATGGAACACCTCCGAAGGGAAGGGAATAATTACGGATTTTCCACGACGACGCTTAGGTATGGCAACCGAGCGCAGCATCACTGTATTTTGGAGTTCGGCTACTTCATTTTTCAAGTCGGAAAGCCATAGGGTAGCCAGAGCCAGTTGCCGCGTATGCTCGTGCACAATCTCTTGAAGTTGAGCCAGTTCATAAGCAGAGAGGGAAGATTGGGAAGACATGAGGCACCTCGTGTTGATTAAGTGGGTCGGGCACAAAAAAAGCAAGACGACGCTCCCCGGCTCAACACAGCCGCCGGGGCCTCGCGGACACCCGGACGTCGCCTTGCCAATATGTACCCGCACCCCAAGAGGTGCTTTGGTGGCAAGAACAAAAAAGACCGCTCTTTTCACCGTGTGGGGCACGGCAAAGGCGACGGCTACGCCTGTGTTGATTAGGGAAGTTCAGCTTCCCCAAAACTGCTGTAGAAGTCAAGAGCGGACTACGCATGTAAGCCTCCGCTCAGTTCCCTGAACGTCATTCCGTCGCTGTCCCGCACCGCCTGCCCGCCGCTGTATTCCTGCCAGCGCCGGATGATCACCTCGACGAATTTTGGGTCCGCCTCCATGATCCGCGCCGCCCGGTTCAGGCGCTCGCAGGCCATGAGCGTTGAGCCCGAGCCCCCGAAAAAATCGCCCACCAGACCGCCTCTGGGACTGGAGTTGGCCACCATCGGCTCAATGAGCGCCACCGGCTTCATGGTCGGGTGCAAATCCGAGCGCGCCGGTTTGAGCGCGTCCATGATCGTGGTGGGCAATTCCTCCACGCGGACGGCCTCGCCGCTCAGGCGATACAGGCGATTTTCCAGGCAAAACTGCCAGGTGCCGTCCTCCATTTCTCGCAGGCCCGGCAGTTTTGCCTCAAACAGCGTGCGCTGCTTGCGGTTGCCGTACCAGCGGTGCGCGGCCCCGCGCCGCCAGCCGTACAAGATGGGTTCGTGCTGGAAGTGGTAGTCGCCGCGCCCCAGGACCGCCGTCTGCTTGCGCCAGATCAGGCAAGCCGCCAGCTTGAACCCGGCCGCCGTAAACGCGCGCCGGAACGCGATGCCGTCCCCGGCCTCGGAATGGGCCACATAGATGCCCCCGCCAGGGCGCAGGGACTCGTGCATGATCCGATGCACCGTGGCCAAAAATTCGTCAAAGTCCGCAGCCGACATTTTGTCGTTGCGGATCTTCCCGGCCTTGCCCTGGTAATCCACGTTGTACGGCGGGTCGGTCCAGATCATGTCCAATGGCGCATCGCCCAGCAGCCGGCGCGCGTCGGCCATGCTGCGGGAGTCGCCGCACATCACCTTGTGCCGGCCCAGAGTCCAGATCTCTCCGTCGCGCACCACCGGCACCGCGGGCGGCTCCGGCGCGTCGTCCGGGTCTTTGCCGTCCGTGCCCATGTCCATAAGCATCTGATCCAGCTCGCGTTGGTCGAAGCCGGTCACGGCCAGGTCCATGTCCGCCAGTTGCAGGGCGCGAAGTTCCTGTAGCAGCAATTCCTCATCCCAATCCGCCCAGGTGGCCGAGCGGTTGACCAGGATGCGGAAGGCCCGGATCTGCGCCTCGCTCATGTCGTCAGCCGGAATGACCGGCACCGTGGCCATGTCCATGACCAGCGCAGCCTTGTAGCGCAAGTGGCCGTCGATGAGCTCCCCGTCGCTGCGGGCCAGCACCGGCACGCGGAAGCCGAACTCGCGCAGGGACTCCACCATGCGGTTCACCACATGGTCGTTCTTGCGCGGATTGCGCTCATAGGGACGCAGACGCTCCACCGGCCAGTGCTCAATGCGCAGATCAGACATGGTACGGCTCCATACGGTTTTGGGCATCCCGCAGAAACACGGGCAGGCCCAGTTTCAAGGCGAAATCGATTTCCGCCGCCACGCCCACGCTGTCCTGCCATCCGGGCAAGGTGAGCACACAGAGTTCGGTCGCCCAGTAGTCCAGAAAGGACAGACAGTGCCGCTGCCAGTAGTCGAATTCCACCGGGAGATCATACGCGGCCAGGGGATGGCCGTGCGCAATGGGCGAGAACACCAGGAAGCCGTCGCGCATCATGGCCGCCGCAGCAGCGCAGACCGCCTCATACCGGGCCGCGCGCAGTCGTGGGTCCGGATCGGTATACGGGCTCGCCAGATAACACCGTCTATACGGACGCATGCAACGCCTCCTCAAAAACAGGGGACTGCAACAGCCCCAACAGGCACAACGGATGGCCCGCGCATTTTTTGCAGTCACGGCGGTATTTCCACCAGAACGGCGGATCGGTGAACGGGCACGGCAGCAGACACTCGGGATCGTCCAGAGGATGCGCGCGCATGGCGCGCACCAGTTCGTCCACTGAGGTGTGCATTTCCCTGGGCAGCGCCACGGCCTCGAGACTGGAAACGTCCGGCACCGGCCAGCAACGGCCCCTTTCCCCCGATGCCGAAGGCGCAACCCGCGACTCTCCCACTGCCCCGGCAGGCAGGGAAACAGCGATTTCGCTCCGGTCCAATGCCTGACCAGCCATTGAAGTGGCGGGATCAGCAGCGAGCAGCGGCACGCCGGTGAATATCCACTCCGCCAGATTGATCCCCAGGGCGAAAGCTTCGCCGGGATCTTTGCCGTCGGGCACCGGCCAGAGCCGGGCCTGGGGATAGGTGCGCTGCCACCACGGCCACGCGTCCGCGCCCGGGTTGCTGCCGTCGGCCTTGTCCGCATCGAAATCCAGAGCCACCAGGATGCGCGCCGCACGGGCCAACGCCGCATGCGCAAGAGCGTCCGGCTTGAAGCGCACCGTCAGGATGGACAGCACACCGACCTTGCCCCCGCAGGCATGATGCACGGCCATTGCGTCCATCTCCGCTTCCACAACCACCCATGTGGCCAGGTCAGGGGACACGCCCGCCGGCGGCAGCATGAGCGGCGCGGAGTACGGCTGCCCAGGCTGCGGCACCAGCAGGTACTTGGGGTCTTTGGGATTGTTCGGGTTCCGGTCCACGTCCCGTCGCCGGATGCGGACGCGCAGGCATTCGCCGGCGGAACTCCAGACCGGGATAGTGATCCCGCGCGGGATGCGCAGAGCCCGGACGGGCTTGCCCTCGGCGCCGAGCTTTTCCGGCAGCCCGAATGCGGCCCGGGCGCGGTATATGCAGTCCCGCTGATGGCCTTCGGCCTCAATGTATCCGAGGCGGTAGGCGCGCACGGCCGTTACCGGCAGACCGCGCCGGGCCAGATACCGGAGCATGGGCGGCGTCTGCAGCAAACGCTCATACGCCTCCAGGGCCAGCTTGGTGGCGTGCTCACGCCACATTGCCGCCGGAGGCTCGTACCGGCCGGGAGTGAAGACATTCTTTTCCGCCCGATGCGGAACCCGCACCGGCCTGTATCCGCGCGGGCGGTCCTTTGCATCCGCCGCAATGCCCAGCTTGGCGCAGGCGGCCTTGAACGACAGTCCGTCAATTTCCATGAGCCAGGTGAGGGCGTCGCCCCCCTTCTCGCAATGACGCGGGCACGACCAGGTACCGGTGAGGCCGTGCTTCTGGCACAGTGCGCCGCCCGGCTGCTCCGGGAACACGGCGAACCGGTCTTCGCCGCCGCACATCGGGCAGGGCGAATGATACTCGCCCCCCTTGCTGCCGCTGGCTTTTTTGATCTTGGAGGGCTCTACCTTCTGACGCAGCCACGACAGCAACAGATCAGACATGGGTTCCTCCCATGCTCCCGGCCCTTTCAGAGCAAACCAGAGGTCGCAAGCTCCCAAACTCCGGGCCTTTTCTTCCTTTTTTGGGATTATGGGAGGATCGGCCTGATACTACGCGCGCGCGAAAAGACCGATCATGGATCGCAGTATCTTGAGAGGTGCGCGCGCGTGGGGTTACAGGACGCAGCTCCCATCTTCCCATTTTGCAAAAAACATATGTCATTCCAACAGGATGCACATGGATATCATGGGGGATCGCCTGGGAGGTTGGGAGGATGGCGGCCATTATGAGCGCCTCCGGGACTTGCGGTCTTCTTCCTCGGCCAGATCCAGTTCGTACTCGTTCTGGATTTCCTGGCGCACGGTGACCCCCAGGTAGTACATGACCGAACTCTTCTTCGTGGGGATGCCCTTTTTCTCCAGCGCCGGCGTGAACTTCTTGGGCGTATAGGGATAGGAATTGCCCAGGATTTTCTTGCACCACCAGTTGCAGACCTTCAGCAGCTCGGAGGCCGCGATGCGGGTTTCATACTCACGGCCGCCTGTGGGCGGTTCCTCCACCTCGCAGCACTCCTTCAGGAACTTGCCGATGTCGTCGAAGCTGTCGATCTGCTCCTCAGTGTAGCGCAGCACCTTCTCCGGGATGCGCAGGCCGTTGGCCATGACGTCCCGGCAGCCCCGGACCAGGCGGGCCAGAATGCCGGAATCCTCCGGCTCCATCTTTTGGGCGATGTCGTAGTCGATCCGGCGCTCCCATCCTTTGACGGGATTGGCCACAAACTTGACCGGCCACTCGATGCAGATGGTGCGGGCCTTGAAGCCGTCGTCATCAAAGCTGATCTTGGGCAGGTAGTTGGTCAGCAACAGCAGCAGCGCCGACTGCCGCCACTCGGTCATGTCCTTGTCCGTGATGCCTCGGGCCGTGATGTAGCCGCCGCCGGTCAAGTCTTTGATCTTGGCCTGATCCAGCGCCTGGCGGCTGTTGGCTTCCGAGGCGTAGGCGATGCGCGTGCCGCGTAGCGCCAGCAAATCCGGCTGCGGCTGCGAGCTGTCCCGCTGGAACTTCTGTTCAACCAGCATGGCCACCGGAATACGTACATGCAGACGTTTGCCCAGGACGCGCTTGATCACGTTCATCAGCGTGTCCTTGCCATTCCGCGACAGGGGCCCGTACATGATGGCCCAGATGTGCAGGTGTTTCTCGCCCAGCAGGGCATAGCCCAGGAGCCGGACGATGAAGTCGGCCATCTCCTGATCGTCGCCCATGCAGGTCAGCAGGAACTGGTCGAAGTTCGGACAAGGCGCGTCGAGCCCGGCCCAGGGCGTAGGGCACGGGTTGAGCATGTATTGCTCCTGCTTGCCGGGGGAACATTCGCCGGTGCGCAGATCGACCACACCGGTGGGCGTGGCCAGATGGTACGGCTGCTGATCCAACTGCTCGGCGGAGATGACCGGAGGATCGTCGATGGTGGTGACGCACTCCAGCATCTCCTTGCGGCCAGGCGCGCCGCGCAGGGATTTGAGCCGCCCCATCAGCAGCTTGTGCAGAGGGGAACCGTCCTCGTCGCCAGCTTCGGCCCAGGCATCCTGGTAGGCGGCGCAGACCCGCTCCGCATCAGCCAAGGCACGCCGACTGCGCTTGTCTATCTCCCAATGATGGCCAGCCCAGTACAGCCACTTTTCCCACTCCTGAACGAAGACGTACTTGTCCCGGAACAGGGCACAGTAGAGGGTGGCATCACCCACTTTATTGCGGGACAGGCAGTCGAGTACGAAGTGCCTGTCGAGCTTAGGCCGCTCCTCTTTTGCCGGAGGGGTCTTCTTAGCGGTTTTGGCCTTGATCTGCTCCGCGCGCTGCTCCACCTTGGCCTTTACATCAGACGACATACGGCTCCTTCGGAGCGGCTTCCTCCCCATGACGCGGCAGCCGGGCTTTCTATTTTTACCCAAGATTTTTCTTTTTCATTCGCGGCCGAAAGCCGGGAGCGCACGGCCCTCGGTCGCTTGAAGGCCAGGAAGGACCCATAGGCATGGGGGGCGTGGGAGCATTGGTCTGATTTTTTTGGGGTGGGGTGAAAGGGGAGCGAGGGAGCGCCCCTTCCGGAGCGGGCTCCGCCCGCAAAAGGAAGCGCCCGCATACTCCCTACGACGACGGCACCGGCAACGTGGCCAGACATCCCTCGCACGCACTTACACGCGGGCGCACTGCCAGATAGACAAACCAGCGAGACATGAGCTCCAAACTGGTTACAAATGTTGGTTACAAAAGCACCTGTTGCTGGATGCATTTCCATGCTCCCAGGTGCTGCTGAACGCATTGGAAATCAAAGGCGGCGAACGCTAACCAAACGGCTTTCACGCCGTCGACAGGGGTTCAAATCCCCTTGGGGACGCCAAGCAAATTACAAGCGTAGCAATGTGCCTTCAGGGCATATTTCTACGCTTTTTGCTTTTTTCCGGCCCGCCCACCTCATAAGCCCTTTCCGGTTCTGGTTCCTCCAGGCCGAAAAGGGCTTTTTTGTCTCCTCTCCTCTGCTTTGCACGATCCGCAGTTTTTGCCAGCGGCATTTTTCTTATCCAAAAGCCACGGCTGTCAATAGCTTTGCGCTGTTACTTGAATGCGAAACAGCAAAAGACGGCTTACATTACCCTGTCAACCCCTATTTTAGCAGGAGGAAGGAATGCCCAAGGAAGTGATGAACGCTGTAGCCTCGGATGCCTTTACCCAGGCTCAGGAAGGCTTTGCCGTACCGCTCGATCCTGATCTGGCGGACGCTCTGGGCGCTTTCACGGAAGAGGTTCTGGTGTCTGAGCTGTAATGGAATTTTTATCTAAAGCGAAACCGCCCGCCTGGGCGGTCGCCGGGGCGTGGCGGCCCCGGCCTGATGAGCAGCCCAATCAGGAGGACAAAAATATGAAGAGGCATCAGGAAAGTACGGGTGTATTGCTGCTGGATGATATTTACGAATCCACGGATCCAGCGGTGAAGCGATACATCATGCAGATCATGGAAGAGGAAATGGACAAGGCGCAGGAACGCGCCCTCGTCCGCGTGGCTCAGAAGTTCAGGCATCTGCTTTCTCCCCAGATGCAGCAGACCCTGGCCGCACAGTATCCGGTGACGGCGCTGGCGGCGTCGGCCTGATTTCTCTCTGGCATTACAACGAGCTGAGGCTACGGAATATATGAACTAAGGGAAAAGCCAAAAGAAAACCGCGCACTGTGATTGCAGTCACAATACGCGGCCGCCCTCGCGGGACTCACTCAAAAAAACACTGATGTGAGAATACCCGCAAAAGATGCCGGCGTCAAGCCTGGGGGGCTCCTTTTTTGCCTTTTTCCCGCCACACAAAAAGAGGGCGGTGAAGCATGGAAACCCTGAATCCTTCCGCATACTTCCTGCGGGTGTCAGACAAATTTTTCGGCGAGTTCATCTGTTTTGACAAGGCCGTTTCGGACGGGCCGACCTTGCTTTATCTGACTTTGTTCCGCAAGGCCTACAAGGGGGGCGTCTGCCGCTCCTCGCAGGCCACTCTGGCCAGACTCTGCAAATGTTCCGTGCGTTCCATACAGCACTATCTTCGCGCACTTGCCGCCCTCGAATACATCAGTATTGAACAACAGGAGGACGGCCGTAACGTCTACCGTCTGCTTCTCAGCCAGCGGGTTCTCTTCTTCATCGCCCAGGAGAGAGCCGCCATGGATGACAATGACGACGGTAACGAAAAGGGCGAAGAATTTTCGTCATGCCATGCGAAAAATCGACGCATGGGAGGCGAAAATTCTTCGCCCATATATAAGAGTAATAAGAGTATTATTCCCCCCCTTTCCCCCCACTCGTCGGCAAGACGCGAGCCCTCCCCCTCTGCTCGCGCTCCGCTTCCCAGCACAACGCCCGTCACAGCCTCCAAAGCCGGCGGGTGGGGGGATTCTTTTCCCCGGAAAAAGCAGAAAGGCAACACATCGGCGTTCCAGACGGCCAATGCGCTCTTTGAGCGCCTTTATGCGGCCTACCCGCGCAAGGAGGCCAAAGAATCGGCCCGCGCCGTATGGCATCAGCTCTGGCGGCGCGGCGCGCTGCCAGCCCTGGATATTTTGCTGGCGGCCCTGGATCGCTTTCGTTCCTCCACCGCCTGGAACCGGGAGCACGGCCGCTTTGTTCCCCATCTGGCGAACTGGCTGCGTGGCCGACGCTGGGAAGATGAAGCCGCCGTTCCTCTTGCTTCTTCCTCTGGCGTCCCTGTCGCGCCGTCCGCTTCTCCTGAAAAAGCCGAACAGATCCGGCGCTGCCTGGAACGCCTGGGGGATCGGCATAGTGCTGATCCGTCCCTGGCAGAAGCGCGCCCCGTTTTCGAGAAATTCCTTTCCTGCTTTGCCGACGGCGGAAAGAGCGGCCCTGCCTGGGGCCTCTGGTCGTTGCTGTTCCGGAAGGGCAAAGCCCCCTCGGCGGGCGACGTGAAGGGCCGTGGTATGATGGACGCTTTTGTATTCCTCCAGAACTGGCAACGAGGTGTCCATGCCTCGGCTTAGACCCGGCTTGGCGCGGGTTGAATTTTTTGCCGTGCGCGAAGATGTCATGGCCTTGCTGAACCAGGGGCACACATACGCCAGTGCCTATGACCGGCTCAAGGAAGCGGGAAAAATCAGTATGAGCTACAGCGCGTTCCGCAATTACGTGCATACCCGTAGCCGCCCGAAGCCCGAAGCTGAAGAAGCGGCAGCACGGACGCCTCCTGCCGGCACGGCCCCTCCAAGGGTGAGCGCCAATGGTGCTCAGGCATTTGACGGCAAAAACGCAGTTCCTCTTTCTGACTTGCTGACTGGAGAGTGAGACATACATGGCCACAATTCATTTTATACTGCAAGGGAAGGGCGGGGTGGGAAAATCCATGATCGCCGTGATGCTGTACCAGGCTCTCCGGCATTTCAAAAAAGAGATCCTGGCCTACGACACGGACCCGGTAAACGCCACTCTCTCTTCGTTCAAAGAGTTCAATGTGGCTTCTCTGGACATTATGCGGGACGGGAACATTGACGCCCGCAAGTTTGATGTGCTGCTGGAAGCTCTGGTCAACGCCCCGCAAGGCGCGCATGTCATTGTGGACAATGGGGCGTCCTCCTTCATTGCCCTGGGCGCGTATCTCGCGGAAAACGACTTTCTGCCCCTGCTGGAAGAGCAAGGGCACAAGGTCTTTTTTCATTCCATTGTCACGGGCGGTCAGGCCCTGGGCGACACGATCCAGGGTTTGGCCAGGCTGGCCCTCGGCTTCCCCACCTCTCCCATTGTGGTCTGGCTCAATCCCTTTTTTGGCGAGATTGCCATAGATGGCAAGGGCTTTGAGGAGTTCAAAATCTACAAGGAGTACTCCTCGCAGTTCCATGCGCTGATCGAACTGCCAATGGGCAACAAGGCCCTGATCGGCAAAGATCTGGAGGAACTGTTTGCCAAGCGCCAGAGCTTTGAGGCCGGGATCAACGGCAGCTCCACCTCCATTGCGGTCAAGGCGCGCCTGCGGCGCTACTGGAATCAGATTCTCTCCTGCGTCGAGCAGGCGGATCTGCTTTAAGGAGGCTGCCCCATGTCCGACGATCTGCCTCCTGATGCAATTTTGCAAAACCGGCCGGATGCAACGCCCGCTGCCGACAACGCGCCGCAATCTTCGCCCGCGCCCCAAGCGGAGCCATGCCTGCCGGACGGCTTGGGCCTGTCCGTGGAGGACGTGCGCGCCCTGCTGGCCAAAAAGCACAATCTGGCCGTGCCGGTGGATGACCCGCTGCTGATGATGGTCACGATCCAGAATGCTTTTCTTGGAGCGCAAACACAACTCCAGAAAAGGCATGAAAAAGCCCTGGCCGCCTTTATGGGCGAGCAGACCGCGACCTACATGTCAGGCGTGGAAAAGAGCGTGTCCGAGCTGCGGAAAACACTGTCCGACGTGACCATCAACGGCATCCGGGATGCGGCCTCGGACTTCGCGGCCACCCTGTCCGGCTTCAAAACCACGCTGTACATCTGCACGGCCATCATAGGGCTTTCAGCCCTGCTCAATGTGGCCGTCTTCATCCTGAAGGCGGTGCAAGATGTTTGATGCTCGCCTGCTGGAAAGCCTGGAATACAACTGCGGCCCGCTCATTATGCAGCCGCTGCGGGACGATGAAGTTATTGAAATCATGCTCAATCCGGACGGTCAATTATGGATTGAACGCTACGGCCAGGAACAGGAACATATCGGAGAACTTCACCAGGCCCAAAGCAAGCTGATCCTCTCTCTGGTGGCCAGCGCTCTGAACATCACTGTGGATGCGCTGCATCCGGTGGTGGAAGGGAGCTTTCCCCTGGACGGCTCCCGTTTTGAGGGCACCTTTCCGCCGCTGGTGGGGCCGGGAGCGTCTTTTTCCCTGCGCAAGAAAGCCTCGCGGATCATCACCATGCCGGAATACCTGGCGCAGGGCGTGATAACGCCGGAAGTGCCGCCTATTATCCGCGCCGCAATTCTGGATCGCAAAAATATCGTCGTGGTGGGCGGCACCTCCAGCGGCAAGACCACCTTTGTGAATGCGATCATTCATGAACTGGATGAACTCTGCCCGCATGATCGCCTGCTGATCCTGGAGGACACAGCGGAACTGCAATCCCGCGCGCCCAACTCGGTTTTTTTCCTGACTTCGGAACTGGCCGGCATGGGCATGCGCCAGTTGGCAAAGGTCAGCATGCGCTATGCGCCGCGCCGTATTCTGGTGGGCGAAGTGCTGCGCGGCCTGATGGAAGGCTGGGCCGCCATAGCCGGCTACAGCCTGATCTGGAATGCGCAGAACGACTAGAAATGCGCAGTTCCGCCAGGTTTTCCGGCATCTTTGTGGACGCGGTGAAAAACTTTTTTGCGGCTCTTCAGGCCAATGGCCTGGCCCTGCGCGTGACCATCTATCAGGGCAACAAGGTCATGGAAGTGTCGGAGCACCAGAGGCGGAGGAATGGGGATGTACGCGAGCCAGAATTGCAGCGCGTTTGCCGGAATGGGCAACCATATCCAGCTCATAGGTAACCTGGCAGTTAAGCCAGAATTCCGCGCTGTTGCCAAAATAAGCGGCAAGGCGCACCGCCGTGTCGGCGGAGATGCCGCGCTTGCCGGCGACAATGCCCTGAACCCGGCTCTGCGGCATGCCCGTGTCCAGGGCCAGACGCGTCTGGCTCAGGCCCATAGGCTTCAAAAACTCTTCGTTCAAAATTTCGCCCGGATGAACGGGCGGCATGCGGTCGTGCATCATGGCCTCCTAGAGTATATTGCTTTTAAAACGCTCGCTCCGGCGCTTAACGGCGAAAGTAAATTTCGCCTGCGTCTGCGCGGCGGGCATGGCTGCGCCCTGCCAGAGCGTTTAGCTAATTTCATTAGCAAAACGCTCTAATGGTAATCAACAATTTCGACACAATGCGCGTTTCCTTCACTCCAGACAAAGCAGATGCGCCATTGGCTGTTGATGCGGATGCTGTATTGCCCGGCCCGGTCACCTTTGAGGGCTTCCAACCGGTTCCCCGGGGGAACGCGCACGTCATTCAGGCAAACGGCGTTGTGCAGAATTTTGAGCTTGCGCATGGCGGCGCGCTGGATATCCGACGGCAGGTCGGCAACGCGGATGCCCCGAAACAGGCTTTCCGCCCGGCTGTCTTTGTAGCTCACAATCATGACAAAAGAATAACACTAAAAACGTGTAATGGCAATCATATTACAGGGTAGCACATGAAAAACCCTCACTTCTTGCGCAGCATAGCCCTTCTTCCTGGCGTCCTCCTGTTCGGCTGCGCTCACAAGGGCGCGCCGGATCAGGAGCTGATAGAGGCCAAGGGCAGAGACTTCACCACGCTCTCCCGCTCCAGGGCCGTGGACGTGGCCGAGCCCTGCATGGAGGCACTGCTGGCTCAGCCCACTGTTGCCAACGGCTGGCAGCTCAGCAAAGCCTCCTGCTCAGGCCGGGCCGTCAGCGTGACCTGGGCGCACCAGAGTCAGGCTGATTTTCTGAGCCTGCCGGACCAGGCTGCTTTGAAAAGCCCACAGCTCGCAGTTTCCAGACTGACGCTGACCACAGACCGCAAGGCCCGCACGGGCCAGAACTATCCGGCCATCCTGACGCGGGAAAGCGCTGCCCGGCATCTCTACCAGATTACCCAACAGGCGGGCGCCCGGCTGCGCCTGACATTTCAGAAGCC